AGTACCAGTTAAAGGAGTGTTTGATACACCATCTGCCTTCATCGAAACGGTGAAAGCACCCGATAATTGACCCTTTGGAATAACAATTTGTACCATACCGATTTTATTTGTGGTAACATCGGCTGAATTTAGTTGTGTTTCCATTACTAGTTTTACTACTTGAGGAATCATGCTTGCTTTGATTGTAACACTTTTACCTGAACTTACATTAGCGGTATAGTAACGTACACACCATAAACCGCTTGTTTCAGTTCCTGTAACTGTAAAACCTCTATTTGTAAATGTTACTCTTTGAGTAAGACCTAATGGTGAGGTTGCCCAACCATATATTGTACTCTCGAATGCAAGTGGGGTTTGGGAAACACTACCTGAACTAGCAGTAACAGTTACATTTTCTTGTACATAATAGTTACCGAGTTCGAATGTAGCTCCTGCTGTTGCACCCAACATTTCAAGATTCCACTGTGTTTCTGTTAAATTGAATTTCATTTCGGCAGTGTGATAGTAAGTATATTGCAACTGATTACCACGCCCACCACGTACAGGTGCAGAACCTAATGAAACTTCAATGGAACTATCTAATAACGTTTTTGCTACGAATAGCAAGTTATCGCTACTGTCATATCCATAAACATCTGCAACGCTTGTTAAAAACTTTTTAATAGGTGACATATTTTTTAAAACCTCCTTGATTTTAATTAAACATATTTAAAGGATAAGAAATATCATTGGATAAAATATAGTCATTATATTTTTTTGCTGCGCTTATTTCATCTTTTGAAATTCCTATATACGTCCATTTTCCATTTAATATGATAGACGCTTCCCAATACATATTTCTATTATTATTTGAGAATCTCTTTCTTACACCATGATATACTGATGATGAGTTATTTAATTTCTTTCCTATTCTGCTTTCACTCATTCGATTTTTTGTTTCATCAGACATATTTTGTTTAGAAATACTCATTTTTTCTTTTGTTTTTTCAGTATGATTTCTACCTTTCATTATTGATTCACCTCCAAAAGATATATTATATCCCTTTTTAGTATAATGAGAAGAAAGAGAATTTATATAATATTTTTCAAAATAATTTAATTCATTTGTTGAGCATTCTTTTATAATTTCATGTTTAAAATTTGATTCTCCATATTTATTCCATGCTCTTTGTAAATATTTATTGTGATGTCTATTATATTTTAATGCTGGTTTATGAGAACTATTCCATTCTTTATATATATCAATAGATTGCCCTATGTATAATTTTCTAGTATTAATATTTTTTATACAATATATTCCAGATATTTTTTCCATTATTCTCTTAAAACCTCCTGAATTTTTAATTATGGAGTGCTTTTAGCACTCTCAAATGATATTTTGTCCTCCATCTCTTGCATATCAAGAGAGACATCGCTATATCTATCTTCATCGTCTAAATCTGATAACCAGTGCTTGATAAACGATTTATCTCTAAACTCAACCATCCCCGACATAGACGCACCTAAATAAATTTTATAGTGTATTAGATTATCCATCCTCCTTATACTTTTTAAAAATTTCCTTATCGTCATAGAATATATATAATCAAAAGTCCAGCCTGTAGAAACAGAAAGAGAAACAATATAATCTTCTATAGATATACTTTTATTACCAGATAGTTTTCTTTTAAACTCTCTAGCTTTTTCTAATGAATCTCTAACCTCTTTAGATATATTTTCATCTATTAACTCTACTTCATTTTGTTTAGCAATTATTAATTTTAATTGGTCAAAATCTTCTGGTTTATATATTTCTTCTTTAATAATAAAAAAAGGTTTCCCTTTATTGTCATTTCTATATCTATCAAGACTTTTTTCTATATCATTAAAACTTTCATCATCCCTTAGACATAAAGAAAGTAATCTGTCAAAATATAATACATAAGGTGTTTTTTCTGGATTTTCATTACTAGCATAATAAATATATTCCAATTCAGTCATTTCGATTATTTTTACATTTGGTATACTGTTTTTATCTAAAAGCAAGCAACTAGAGTAAACACTAAAAGTAAGATAATCTTTTACTGTTACTGGATATATTTTTATATTTCTATAATCAACAGGCAAATCATAAGTAATATTATTTAGTATATTCATTTTTATGCTGAGTATGTCGCAAATATTATTTGTTTTCCACCAAACGGTATTTGTCCGGCTTGAAACAAGCGAGAACTTTGGTCCATCATTCTGTCTATGGCTAATAGCCCTAAAGGACCCTGATTTGAACCATTAAACAACCCTAGAATTTCTGCTGCTATAGTATCTATACGTGTTGTATAATTTGATAAGTGATTAATCTTATAATGAGAAAATATTTCAAAACTTACTTCTATAAGACCAACTGTTCTATTTATACCCATTGCATAATAAGGTTGTATTCTCAACAAAGTAGTTTCTTCCATTAAAACATCTGGTTGTTTACTATCCATGAATACATTATATTTAGAGCTATCCTGCTGTCCTGCATATATTAATTCTGCTTTTTCTTTTTGGGTTAAAGGAGCCATATTCCAAGCATCAGGTGTTCTATATTTTAATAATTTCCAAACTGAATCATTATTATCCATCAAGTATTTTATACAATTGTAGGATATTTGATTAAAGTTTTTGAAATCATTATAAGCATAACTTCCAATGTCTTGTGTAAATATATCTGGAAACATTTTATTTCTCCTTATCTTTTGCACTATGATATTTCTTTAGTGCTTCTGATATTTTATCTTTTTGTTCTTTTGACATCGATTTTTTAAAATTAGGATTTTTTGGTCCTGATACATCGGCGTGATTTTTGGATATTTTTTCTTTAGACTCTTTTTTATGTTTTTTTCCAATGTGACTTTTCGATATTTTCTCTTTTGTTTCATCAGAGCGATGTTTTCCAAATAGAAAATTCTTTTCCCCTTTGTGGGAATTACTCAGTTTATTTTTAGTTTCTATAGAACGAATTATTCCTTTATTGCTATTTACACACTCTCGTATATTATAAAGAAATTCTCTTTTTCCATTATCTACAAAAAATTGTTCATAGCGAGTTAATTCGAAAGGTTCACAATATAACAATACAGAAAAAATAAAAGAGTTTTTTCCGTATTTATTATATGCTCTTTGGAAATATTGATTAAAAGATTTATTATTTTCTAAAGAACGAAAATGAATAATTTTTCTCATATATAAATCACTACTTTGCCCGATATAATATTTACCAGTGTTTATGTTTTCGATTTTATATATCCCGCAATTATATTTCATATTAGATTTCCTTTTTATTGAAAAATAATCTTTATCAAATCGAGTCAAATTGCCATGCGCCACGTAGATATATAACAAAATCTTTTGGAGCAATTACAGAACCTGTTGTACATGTTACCGTAAGGTAAGAATTTACGTCTCTCAAAATATTTGAGATTTTAAAGTGGTTTCCATCTGTTTGTGTAAATGTATAATTAGTAGAAGGAACATTACTACCATTACATGTAAATACAAACGAACCGGATTTTTGTATATTATCTTGATACAAATAAACCGAATATGTTTCACTACTTCCTTCCAGAACATAGTTTGTATTCGGACTAATTAGTATTTCGTTATTTATTGTAGGAGTAGGGGTAACTGTTACTAAACAAGAAGCACTTGCAGAATTATTTACTATAGCTGTTGTTATTATACAGTTTCCATTAGAAATTAAAGTAACAAGACCGCTCCCACTAACACTAGCAATTTTAGTATCAGAACTTGCCCATTCCATAGGTCTTACAGCACTATCACCATTGTAAGTTACATTACTTGTTAATTGGTATGTACTCATAGCGGAGCCACTTATGCTTCCACTGCTTAGATTAATATGATATATATTTGTATAAACATCTGCGATTCCATTAACAACATCATCTGTTTCTTGATTAATAAAATTAGCGACCATATCTAATGTTAGTATCTGAGCACTATTATTATTATAAGTTTCTGTGTTAGTAAAATCATTTATACCAGTACCTGTTACTTTATAACAAACCCAATGCAAAGAGTTACCGAAAAGATATCTTTGGTTCTCATTTATAAGGGCTGTCCTAGGATTTAGTTGGGTAATTATATGAAGATATCCCCCCGGAGTCATAAAAGGAGAGCCTTGGGTTGCATAATCTCTAGGTTCTTTTACCAAATATTCTATACAACAAGGTTCTTCATAATAAGCACCTGTTGCTTCATCAATCCATCTTAGGGTATTATTACATCTTCGAATGGTGCATGTTGCTGCTATATTTTTTATCGTTTCAATGTTTATAATCATCCAAACATTATTATCAAAAATATAACGTTTCCCTATATCTAGAGTATGACTTATATCTGGAAATAATACAGTTTTCCAATCGTCTCCAAGTTTTAAACCTGTTTCAGCATTGATAACATGTGATATACGAACATCTGTGTCTGTATATATATTAGAGCCAAGATAAGTTTCTTCTTTGATAGTCCACCAATCTGAAGAGTTATAAAACTGTTCATCAAGTGTCTTTTGAAATATATCGATATATTGTTGTTTCGGGTTTGTACCTTTTTTTGCTCCTGCCATGATAGCAGAGGGGATATATTTATAAGTATAACTCATATCTACACCCCCTTATATTCCAGAAAAGTCTTGATTATACCATTCAGTCCACTCTACTCTTTTATAACTATAATTAACAAGCAATTGAGAACAATCCTCTTTTACTATATTTAAATATGTTACTTTTTCTCTTAAGTTTTGTGCTTCTGATGCTACCTTAAAATCTCTATCAGTAACATGAAGATTAAATTGAGTAACATCATTAACTGTTTTTTGTAACCAGTATCTTACCATTAGTTTAGCTAATATAGCTTTATTTGTTACACTCAAATCAACTAAGAAAATTTTTG